TCTCGGCGATCACCGTCGCGCCCTCAAATATCAGCTTGCGAGTGGTGATAGCGGGAGAGTCGCCGGATTGCTCGACTAGGATTGAGCCATCAAGCTCAAATAGAAGCTCATCGAGTTTGTTCGAGTTGAAATTGATCGGCACTTCGGGCTGCGATTGGGACGGATCGAGCAGCTCAAAACCGAAATTCGGTGTCACGTCCATTTTAGCCAGACTCCAAAGTGAGTGTCACGAGCGCCGGGGTGCCGCGCCCGACGATGCTCGACAGTTGATAGACGGCGCATTTCAGCGAAGAGATCGGAGTGGATCCGAAGTCGATCTCTTGCATTGCGACGGTATATAGCACCTGCTCGGCATTCGTCACGTTCAGCGTGCGAAGTACGATCTCGGGCGATGAAGGCGAGTCGGGGGAAAGAATATCGACGCTGAATGATTCGATCGTCTCGCCCAAAGGAATATCTACGCCGCTCATCAGCGTGCGGCCCAAGCGCGATCGACGAAACCAGCTAATCACAATATCGCCGTCTGTGATGCGCTGGGCTTTCACATCGACGGGCGAAAAGCAGACCAACGCTTGACCGTGCCCTGTGAATGTCTCGATAACACCGCTCGAGAAGCTTGCGCCAACCGAGGTTCCTCGATAGGTGCGAGCGGCGCCAATCTCGCTTGCCTGCAACACGACGCGCCCGATAGTGCCATCCGAGACCATAACGAACTGATCGCCCGCGCGTGAGCTTCCGAGCACATGCTCGGTGCCACGTCGACCACGCAGGAGTCGTGAGAGGATCCACTGCGTGGGCGTTGCCTGAGCGGCGTTTGCGAACTGAATAATCTCCCATCGTCCATCGCTGCCCATGCAGGCGGCGTTCGCTCCGGCGAGCAGCGCATCGTCGCTCACCGATTCGAAAGAATAACTTGATGACGGAACATTCACGATAATCTGCGTCGAGTCATCCCAGGTGAGCGCCTGGCTCGCTGGCACGGCATTAAGAATTGTCCCCATGGTCGTTTCGCTCAAGAGCGAGAAGAGAGTCGCCCAGGATGCGCCACCATCGTTCGACTTATAGAACGTCGCACCCTTCCACATTCCGCCCACGCGTTGGCAAGCCACATAGAAGCCGGGATCGGAATCAGCGTCCTGAAGACACGGCAGATCGAGCAGCTCATAGACCGTCGCGCCGATGAACGACAGCTGCTGCGGCTGTCGCTGCGGCGGCGTTGAGACCGCGAATGAAATATAGGCGCCCTCATCATCCTGCACGCATGAAAGTTTGCGCAGTACAGCGCTCGAATTCGTATCGCTCGCGATTCGCATACGACGGATGAAGCCATCGACGGGCACTGCGATGCAGTCCCCGACGTCGAGGATAAGCTTACTCTGATCGATTGATAGCTCGTACGAGGTGCGCGCGGCCCAGGAATCTGCCCACAGCACGCTCGCGCATTGCGCCGCCTGGGTATCCGGCAAGCAAACTGGCACCGTAATATCAACATCATTGACGGCCGCGGTTGCCAAGCGAAAGGACGAATCCTGCTCGGCGTCCTCATAATCGCGGCTCGTGGCGATGTAATGAAAGCGAATTGATCGCGGCAGATCCTCATCCTGCGATCGCGCAACCGTGAGCGATGGAGGGCAGCTCGATGCGCCGCTGCTGTCACTGGTCGATTGCGCGCCGTCATATGCGCCGAAGTCATCCGTCGTAAATGTCGCCGCGACCGGCTTGCCGCGCGCTTGAAACTTGATCAGCCCGTCGGTCTCGACAGCATCGAAGAATCCGATCGAACGCAGAGGTGAGAGGATGCTCGATCCTGTGCAAACGCTCGAGATTGCATAACCATCCACCGAGATCGCATCCATATCCGATGCATCGATCGCAAGAAGGCCTGAGCGCTTGCAGATTGCGCGACAGATATCCCCGATTGAGACGCCGATTCCGCTGCCGGTGCAGATGACTCGATCGAGCTGATAGACAGCTGTCGGCGTGATCGGATAGTCGATCCCGTAGGTCAATCCGCTCGGCATCTTCTGCTCGGCAACGAGCGCGTTATAGGCATTCGTCCAGAATGTTTCATTGTCATAGTTAGGATCCGTGACGGGAAGAGTCGGATTCCACGGATAGGCATTGACGAGAGCGTTCTCGTTGAAGACCGACATGGTCTTCCAACTAAAACCATAGGGTCCTGGCACCAGCTGCCAATCGTTGCACTGAATCAGATCGCCATTCTCCATGATCGCGTAGCCTGGAATCGTTGGGCTCGGAGTGAGCCCAAGGCACGGATTCGGAGGCGGCGACGGAAATCGCCTGACGATAATCTGCACGTCATAAATGAAGAAACAATAGGCCGATGACGGGCCGGTCGCGCTGTTGACGATCGCTCCGGTGTAGGGCGCAGGATACGGAGGGAAAGACGATTCAGGCGTGGAGGGCCATGTGTAGCTTAAGCTCTGGATCACGCGATTCGGGCCACCGTCACCCCCGTGCCAGGTCTTATTCGTCGGCGCGATCTCTGGGAAGAAATACGGCGGCGTGATTCGACTCTCGCTGTAATACCCGTCCTGCGGAACAAGCACATTGAAATAGACCCAGACGACGTTCTGCTGCGAAGTGATGTAATCCCCTGGGGTCGGGATGCCCATCGCGCCGTCGCCGATGCTCGACGATAAGCGAATGACTTCGGTCGATGTGCCACCGGCCGTCGCATCGCTCGCATAGCCGACGTAACTTAAGGGCATTTTGTAGTACGGCGAGACCGATGCGAGCAGATCATCGAGTGAATCGAATTGAAAATTAAGCGACGGATAATCGAGATAATGCTTGCCATCCTGTGTGACGAGATTCGCATCGAAGGAGTGCGGCGCAAACGTGTTGATGTTCTGCGGATTTGTTGGGTCCGCTTCCGTGCCGCTCTGCCATCGATACAGAATATTATTCGAGTACACGGTGGAACTTACGCAATCACCGACGCCTGCCTGGAAGACTTCAAACTGAAAGTTCGGATGCCGCAAGCCCTGCGCGATTGTGAGCGCGCGATTGGGGTAAACGATATAGGCGAGCCCGCGAAACGGAGGCACTTGCCCCACGCCTTGAATCGCTTCGATCGTAGGATCGGGCTCCTGCAGCTCATCGCCCAGATAGAGCGTGAAAGTCTCCGCGTAGGCGGCGCTTGCGGTCAGGCGATTCTGATACTCCTGGTCTGTCTCAGCGAGAGTGCCGAGAAAGGTATTCGCCACCTGCTGAGGCCTAATGTCGTAGACAATCGCGCCATTCTCCCAAATGCGCGACAGACCCGCGATCGCGCCAATTGAATCGTCCGCATCATCATCTACGCGCTCCGCGAGACCGATCGCGATCGATTGGGTGTAGGAGAATGTCTGCTGCTCAGGCCCACCTTTACCACTCTGCTCGCTACTCGATTGCACGTAGGGCGCAAGCCACATGACCGTGCCGCCAACATTCGCCGTGCCGAAGACGAGCGAGATCGGGCCGCCGACTGTGCTCGTCGTCGTGCGATTGTCCTGAATCTTCGGTCCCGGCGGCAGCTGCGTCGGAAAGAGTGCGGAACCTGCGAGAGATCCGAGGACAAACCCAAGCTGCGGATAGCCGAAGTAAGTCCCGACGACCGTGCCGACAACGATCAGCGCGGCTTGGCCGACATTACTCACTGATATACCACTTCAGGGAGAGCCCAAATGCTGGCAGTGCGCTTAACCCACGGTCCTCGATAGCCGTGCTCGATGACTTTCCCCTCGGTCTGGTAGGAGTGAATCAGATTCTCTCCCGTGAAAACACCTGCGTGCGAGGGGAATTCGGTGAGTGGCCATTGAAAGAGCACGAGCGCGCCAGGCTGAAGCGGGATCTGCCTGCAGAGTGCAGTTAGCTTCTGCAAGAGCAATCGCTGCGGCATGCGTGCGTAATTGCCGGGAAGATGCTGAATGAACGTGAGGCTGTTCAGCTCTGCGAGCATCGCCGAGATGAAGCCTAAGCAATCGGCGCCATGGCGCGATCGGCCCTGATGCAGGAACTTCACTCCTACCCACTCGCGAGCTTGCGCTATGAGCTGCTCGCTTTGAATCACGAGCCAAGCTCCACTGCGGTCGCCGGCCCTGCGGTCAGCGCGAGAAGCCCTGGAATGAAGACGCCGGGCCCGCGCCAGTGCACTAAATTGTTATACACATTGATGCAGGTCGGCATCTGTCGATCGCAGCCCGGGGAGAGCGTGAACGCATCACCTGGCGCCGCATCTTCTGGAAAGTCGTCCCATAGCTGAATGACGCCGTCAGTGTTCGAGGTCGGTGAGATCTTCACCTCTCGCGAGAAACCCGCATTCGCGCCGCTCGTAAACGTCATGATTCCCCCCGCAAAAGGCAAGTTAGACGGGGGCGAGCCCTCATTCAGACTCACGACGAATTGCTGTCGATTGGTTTCTGAGACAATTTCTCCAGTAATGGTGAGAGGCGCGAGATTCAATCGGCAGCGATTGTCGCCGAACTTCACGACATTGCAGGTGGCCGAATAGGTGCGAATGATCGTCTGCGATAGCAGCTGGGAGAGGCCGCGCACCTCGGTCGTATACTTGCCATCGCTCGTGCGTGTGATAGCACCCAAATATCCCGACTTCATGATTACATAGCCGTGCGCCGGAGCTGCCCAATTGCAGAGAAGCACCGTGACCGGGGCCATATCGAGCAGCCCCGCTTCAATCTCATCGACCGTAATGTCGGGAATTTCCGTGTAGGGCGCTTGCGGGAACGCACCGCTCACATCGAGATTATCGACGGTGAGATCCGTGCTGCTGACGATATCCCCCGCAGTTACATTCGCGATCGCAAGATAAGTTCCCGCATATTTATCCGCGGGACTATCTGGCGAGTCGGTGCCGCCCGGCAGATCGATATTAAGATCGTGATCGGTGCCTCGAATCATTCGACCGTTAGCTAGTTCAATCGTCCATAGGAACGATAGCGTTGTGCAATCGGCTTGGAGGTCGGCCTGCAGCTCAGCTGGGATATGCTTCATGCAGGGGCAACCATACAGAGAAGGGTCCGATTGAGCATCACGGCAGCGGCAGCCGAATTTCGGCGAGCTGCACGGTCACATTCATGATGGGCGCCGTGTTCCAATTGGAGATGGTCGGATTTAATTGCGCATTGAATCGGCACCACAGATAGAACTCCCCTCCCCAGCTCGTCGGCGTGCCCGAGAAGCCGCCGCCGATTGTCACGAGGCCTGTCGACTCATCGAGAGTCCAATCCGTTTGCGCGGCGCCGACCTCGTTCGCGATCAGGATTGTCGCGCCGTTCGGCTTCAGTATCTCGCGCTCCTGAATAATCGAGCCGACGACATATTGCTTGACCAATCGAAAGCTCGAGGGGGAGTCTCCCGATGCCACGAGAGGCATGTCGGTCGCCGCGGGCGTTTCATCCAGAAAGCAGGATTTGTAATCCGTCCAGTCGGTCGCACGAAACGCGGATGAGAGTCCCCCCATGGCGTGCCAGAAATTGCGCACCAGCTCAATATCGCGATTGGGCTGATCGCCCGTCGGGCTGGCCGTAATATTGGTGAGCGGCCTCGCCCATACTCGTTGGCGCCGCTCAAAGCCCCCTTCTCGCGCAGTGATTTTCACCAGATAATTGGGCTCCGCCACATAGCCGAAGCTTGGGCAATTCGGAAAGATCGGCGAGACATCGGGGATAATTGTAGGCATTAGGAATTATTCCGCCGAGAGGCCTGCTGAAGTGAACGCGCGGCCATCGCCGCTTGTTGCATTGCCGAGGGACGCGAGATCTGTCCGCCTTGTGGCGATGCTGGAAAGTTGTTCGTGATCGAGATCTGCTTTCCGCTCCCCATAGCGCTATTCGGAATGATGTTGAGATTCTTCGCGCCGGCATAAGCGAGCTCAG